ATGCATTTTCTTGAGCAATAATTGAATGCATTGATGCTTTTTTTATTAAACGCTTTGACATATTAAATTCCCATTTTGCGGTAAGACATCATCAAGTTTTCCAGGGTTTTATTGGTGGTCATGATGCTGCCAACCACTTGAGATTCCCGGTTGTTATAGAGGTCGCCAATAATCAGCAGGGCTGCATATTGCAGATCTTCAGGCAGCACACCATCTACACAAACATCCACCAGAGGTTTATCCAGAAAGTTTTCGATATGTTTTAAAGCTGCTTTAATGAGCAATCGAATATGTGCATCTTCACGATTGTGCAGTACACGCAATTGGAATTTCGCGCTATCAAGTGTGACCAGTTCTTCGCTCATGAAAATAGCCTTTTTTTGACGGAAAAAGAGGTATAAAAAAAGCCCTCAAATGAGGGCTTTTTTCACATTAACCAATTAAGGATCAAGTGGATCTTCAACTGGAGCAACGACTTCTGGAAGGTCACCGGCCACGTTCGCATCCGGAACGATTACACCACCGGCCGCACGCATTTCTGAACGAACAGTGGCAAGGTTTTTACGGAAGTTGTCACCATCTTCAAGTGATACTTGCGTATCCACATCTTCACGGATGTAACCATCGAAACCAATCGACAAGTTACCACACCAGTATTTACCTAAAGTCTGAACTGGACTGAAGCGGACTGGCAGCCCCCATAGATAAGCCTGGACACCGGTACCCGTTGGCACACCAATAATGTAATGGCCATCTTTACCTTTTAAGCGCTCAATATCACCCCAATCCTGCGGGTTCAAAACATAGCATTCAGGTTGCAGGAATGATAATGCAGCTTTGTATTTCGCTTTGTTCAACACATCAAGTGCTGTATCACCAGCATCTACAGTCACTGTGTCATGGTTGCCTGCTTCCATTAGACCGCTGAAGTTTTTCGGCTGGCCTGCTGCGGGAATATGACCATTTACCACAAAGTATTCAAGTTTGTAACGAATACCATAAGCTAAACGGGTTTCAATGTAGCTGGCCAACATTGGCATATCTGCCAAAACCTGATTCGAAACTTTGATCCAATGTGCAATCACCCCAACGTTCAGCACCAATGGTCCAAATTCAATACTTGATTGAGGCTTTTCTTCGCCTTCAGGCACGATATCTGCCATCAAGTCCCACGCTGTTTCACGCAGCAAGGTCACAATATCATTGGTCAAAGGTGCCCAATTGATCAGATCAACCAAGCTTAATGGCTGGAACGGCACACGATTCAGGTCATTTTTTGCATATTGGTAATTTTCACCCAGGCTACCCAAAGTCACGATATTTCGTGCTTTCACCCCCTCAAAAGATACTGATGTGTTCTTTTGACGCTTTTCCAGCATGGTTTTTGCAATTTCGATTGATTCGGTGTTACGAATCAAAATACCTGCAATGGTATCTGCTTCTTGTTTCGTACGGGTTTTGGCCTGATTAACCAGATCAGTCTGCAGCTGCTCAACCTTCGCAGACAGATCCTTGATCTCTTTCGAACGAGTTTCCAGATCCTGCTTTTCTTCAGCCGTCAAATTAGCCATTCGCTGTTGACGTTCTTCCAGCATAGTATCCAGCTTTGCCAATTTATCTTTGAGCTGCTTGCCCAATTCTTCCATTGACTCACCTTGAGTATTACGTAGATAAATTGGTGTTGATGCTGTAGCAGCAGCTGCCCCCATACCAAGTGCCATAACTGCCGCAGCGGATGGATTTAAACGTGAATTCATATTTTTTTCCTTGCAAGAAAAAACCGCCTCAAGGGCGGTCATGTGTTTAAGTAAGTTTTAAAAAATGTGGTTTACTGAACCCAGGCAAGTGCTGCCAATGGATCTTTTTTCGGCTCAGGTGGCTGTCCTAAAGTCTGCACACGCTGAATCAGTTGATCAGCCATGGCATCATCCAAATTGAAGCGTTTTAGATATTTTTTCAGATCTTCTTCGGTTTCAATGTTCCGCAGATCTGTATCGCTTAAACGTGCATTTCGGTCACTTGGTTCATCACAAACACTGATTTCATACAACCCGACACGCTTGATCAGCACATGGTCATCAAAATATTCAACATCCATATCGGCTGGAGCATGAAAAGCGATGGATAGACCATCAATGGTGCCATGCTTAATCATGGCCTCCATATCATTTGAAAGGCTCATGCCTGGTGTGACTTCGCCCACCACTTTTAAGCCAATGTCATCTTCTTCCAGTTCAACCCATTTCCCGGTTCGCATTGCAAACTTGGGATTGATATAAACCAAGCTCCAGCCGTGGTTGTAATACATATGACAACGTTGAGTACCGACTTTCACTGCATTGATATAGTCTGAAAATGCACCCTGCTGAAACTTTTCACCATGGCTGTTGACGCTATCCCATTTCACTGCATAACCTTCAAAACGAAAAGGCTTATTCGGGTCCTGATCTGCTTCAACACGGATTTCCAAATCCTGAAACGGTACAAACCGCATTTCAACATTTGGCAAATTTTTATGATTTCGAGCGAGCAACATTTTTAACTCATGCCGCAATGCTTCACGATTCATTGGTTTTACCCCCTGTTTGCCCTTTCACGACACGATCAAGGGTGATTAAATTGGCTGCGACTAAAGGCTGATCACCCCAATCAAGTGGTAAATCACCTTCATCACGACGGATTTCATTAATAGTTTTCTGGCCACTTTCGATCAAGGTTTTATTATTTGCGACCCGGGCTGTAAATGAAGCACGAAGCAGATCTTTGATCTTGAACTCGAATTCGTAGTCATCCCAATCAGCACGATCCAACAAGTTCAAACGCGCTGATTCTTCAATACGCTCAAAATAAGGACGCAATCCAAACTTATAAAAGGCTTCTACAAGTTCAAATATTCCGCTGCCCCATGTGGTCGATCCGTTAGTGTCATTAATCAGAACGCTTGGCACCCCATAAAAACGACAAACTTCTTCAACGGTAAACTGACGAGTAGATAACAATTCGATATCTTCAGGCGTAAGACTGATTTGTTCAAACTTCAAACCACCTTCGAGCACTGGCAAGAACCAGTCTTGACCTTCAACCATCGCGGTCATTTCTTGACGCAATGCATCTCGTTGAGCTTGTTTCAGTGTTTTATCGGTACTCAGTGCACCGGATGGTTTCGCGCCATTTTCCATCACGCGGCCAACCTTGTCGTCAGCGGCTAAACCGATGGCAATAGAACGCGCCCCATATGCCAAAGGTGACATCCCGACTAAACCGGTACCAAATAACTTGAGATGCCAGATTTCTTTGTCGGTCAAAATCTCTTTTTTACCGTCAAAGTGGGTGATGTGATATTCCTTTTTGCCTTGATCATTCAGCCTTGGATCGACTGAAGCATTGTTTATCACCACAAGCTGATTCAGCTCTTTGTGATAGTAATACTTTCGAACGTAAGCATTTCCACCCATGAGGTTCAGCATTAAGGTTTCTTTGAATTCAACGTTGGTCTGGTCATCATTCGGCTTATTCCGAAATAGCTTGGCCAGTTGATGATCAAAAATCTGGGAACGATTGCGCTTGGAATCAAACATGAACATTTCAAGTGGCAAGCTTGCCACGGTTTCAGCCAGGATTTTATGACAGGCAAAAACTGCACTTAGTGTCATAGCCCGGTCAAATGTGGCGGTACTTGCAATTCGGCTGATACTTTTTGGAGAATCGCTTAATTTCCCCTTTTTAGGTCCCGAAGGACCTGTACTCCGACTGTGGATCTTTTTCGATTTATCCACAACTTTCGCTCTGGCAGCATCATGATCGATGCATGCCATTACACGTTGTTTAGCAATTTTTGCACTCATCGTCTCACTACCACCATATTTGAAATATATTCATCTGCATCCCATTCATCCCCACCTTCACCAGGCACTAAATCGAATACCGATTCATCATCATGAAAACGCGCACGTGAGGCTGCAATGATGATTGCCACCATGGCATCAATCTTTTTCGCAGATGAAATCTTTCGCGGGAAAATGTTTTCCTTAGCGTCTTCTTTCACTACAACGTTGGTTGCACACCAGGTAAATAACGGATCACCACAGTGATGAAAACGACCTTCGGCCATCAACACTTCAATCCAGCGCATGGCCGGACTTAAATGCTCAGTTTTTTGCGGCACTTCAACGACATTGACACCTTCATCCAGTAGGTTCGCGGTCAACTGCTCCGCATGATATGGATCGTGCCCAATTTCATAAAACGGATTCTTGACATGGGCATCTTCAATATCACGCTGAATGCGTTTGTAATCGGTAGATTCACCTGGTGTAGCGATCAGCCAACCGTTGTCACGCCATACCGGATATTCATCTGGACGTTTTTCACCGTTAATGGCTTCTTTGGTTTCCAAGACACGCTCATTGATATAAGAATGCACAAAGGCATACCAATGGATCTTGCCGTCAGGTTCCATACGCGGAATCAATTCACCCCAACATGCCAAATCCAGTCGGCTGGCCAAGTCATAACCACCGAAGCGGATCTGGCCATTCAGCTCTTTTAATTTCACATCTTTGTAGCAACGTTCCCAGACCGAAGGTGAAATCCATCCATTTAATGCCCCGACCCATTCATTCAAATGTTTTTGCCGGAAAAAGGCTTCAGAGGATGGGGAAATCAAGACTTTCTTGAATTTCGCTTCCAGATAATTGGTCGTGACCGAAATACCGTAGTTTGGATTGGCTTTTGGCCAGTTTTTCGGGTCCTTCCAGTCATCACCCCGGTCAAGGCAGAAAATCATACCGAAGTACTGCTCATGCTTGGCCTTGCCACGTAATACGTTTTCTACCGTTGAACGTTCTCGGTAACACACGCCAAGGTTGTCATCACCGGCGGTACTAATTGCCCCGACCAGTGGCTGATCCCGTGCTGCAATACCATCGGCAACAATGTCATACATGCTTGAATCTTTATGGGCATGTAATTCATCGATCACGCCCATATGAACGTTCAAGCCATCCTTAGTCCCACCCCGATCTTGAGATAACGCCTTAAAGACCGAGTTGCTAGACGACTGAAAAATAGAATATTGCGCTGTTTCGATACCAAAACGCTGACGCATAAACGGTGAGTAATCCACCATCGTCTTGGCGGTACCGAAAATGATATTGGCCTGTTCCCGCGAAGTGGCAGCCGAATATACTTCAGCCCCCGGCTCACCATCGACAAAAGCCATATATAAGGCGACGGCTGCAATCCATGTAGATTTCCCATTTTTCTTGGCCACCTCAATATAGAAGTAAATGAATCGTCGCAGCCCTTCCGTGTTCAACCAGCCAAAGATATTGACTGTGATGAATACTTGCCATGGCTCCATGACCAACATATGCCGCAAACCATTCGGCTGAATTTTTGCCAGGGTACCTGTCGTATGTGGACAGGTTTCAATGAAAAAACAGGCATGTCTGGCGCTTTCAATATCAAAGGTATAATCGAAATGAATATCGGCCGGTTTGGTACCAACTTTCAGCGTTTTTAACAGTTTTTCCAGTTCAGGATCGTCCGATACCACGGGATAACCTGAACGGGTTAAATCACTTAAGAAGCGTTTGGCCGCAAGTTTTTCTAACTGACCTGCAGTACGCACTCCGGATCGCACGTCATGGCAGTACTGGAGCGCGATTTTGAAATAATCACGCATAGAAACTCACTTATGAACGTGGCATATATCCCGCATATGGGTCGTTGTCTGCATTCGTGGATTGGTCCGCACCCAACAAACTGAGCTGCTTTGCCTTATCCACTTTGACACTTGAACGGGCAGCTGGCGTTAAGCCGAATTCCCGAGCAGTTTTAATAATCAATTCTTGCAGTTTATTTCGCACCTGGAGCCAGGCGGCCTGAACTTCAAAACCATTCGGGGTTGTAGAAATCCAGTCATCTATTTTTTCGAGCTTTTCAGAAACCTGCTCATAGGCTGCAATGTTGTCGCAGTGAAGGCCAAAGACATCGCCATCCACCACACTCAGTAAACCGGCCTGAACCAGTTTTGGGCCTAATACGTCCCAGTGTTTTTTTGCCGCCCCCTTGATCCATCTTGGGCAAGGGGGCATTCCCAAATCTACTGCTGCATTTGCCACTTGAGCATCTGCATCGCGGTCTTCACGAATCCGTGCACCGCTTAAAATCTTTTCTTGCAATGATTTGGCCGGTCGTCCTGCTGTCATAGGAACCTCCAAAAGTGAAACTTCATAAAATCTGGAGGTATACCCCCCTATGGAATTTTGAC